ATATAAAAATAAATTAAGATTTGATTTTATGTTATTTGATGAAGATGATAATCCTATTATTGCTATCGAATATAATGGAAAACAACATTATGAAAATTCATTTAATTGTAAAACTAATTTTAATAAACAATTAAAAAGAGATGAAATAAAAAGAAAATATTGTAAAGATAATAATATCATTCTAATAGAAATATCTTATAAAGAAAAAGATATAATAAAAATTTTAAATGAAAGTTTAACGACTATCGAAACCATAGGTTCTTAAGGAACTGAAGAAGGGAGTAGAGTACCGCCTAAGCTATTGAGGTTCTGGTGTAGAGTAATAATCTATTAATTCCAGATTAAAGGGAAATGGATAGCATGCCATATTAGCCATATATGGATGAAGATATAGTCTCAACGAATCTGAAATGATTCCTTCTGTTGTGAAATTCAACAGTCGTCTATGGTGACATAGAGCAGTTCTTAAATGAACGATATAGATGTAGCGAATCTATATGAAGATATTGGTGATGAATTTGCATTTTTAAATATGAATCAAGTTATGTATATGTCAGCCAGACCTGCATTAACAAAAGCATCTGAAGCAGCAAGAAATGCTCATCAGCCTTATGGTATTACTATAACCACAACGCCTAAAAATTTAAGTTGGGCTGCATGATAGTGATATCATGTTATAACTTTCTTAATTGCTGGAAAATCTTTTATTATAATAAAAGACAATCAGCAGCGAAGCCTTATTTTTATAAGGAACGTTCAACGACTATCGAAACCATAGGTTGTATAAACAACTGAAGAAGGGAGTAGAGTAGAGCCAAGCTATTGGGTTCAGGTATTGAGTAATAATCATATAATTCCTGATTAAATCGAAACAGAAAGCTCTTATTTTATAATAAGATGAAGATATAGTCTAAACGAATCTGAAATGATTCCTTCAAACGTGAAATTCGTTTGTCGTCTATGGTAACATAGAGCAGCTTTTAAGTAAGCGGTATGAAAGTAGCGACTTCATATGAATATAATTGAATAACCTTGATGTTCCAGAAGGAAAATTCTGTTATGATATGATTCAAAAAGCAGCTAAATTTACTTTTTCTTTTTATGATTGGTTTGATGAACAACTCCATGATTATCTAGAAAAGAATTCTGGTAATAACTACGTCTTTGTAGAATATCATCATACTGATCTCGGAAAAGATGATAAATGGCTTAAGGTACAAATTAGAGCACTTGAAGGAGATATGGCTAAAGTCAAAAGAGAAATTCTTATCGAATGGACGTATGCTTCTAATATGTCTATCTTTACAGAAGAGCAATTAGATGAAATGTCTAAATATGTAAAACATGAAAACCTTCAAACTATTTATATAGACAATTATAAGATTGATGTACTAGAACCATTTAACAATCTTATGTATAAAAACTGGTGTCTTTCTATAGATATTGGTGGAGGACTTGGTAGAGACTATTCAGCTTTTTCTCTTATAGACCCAGTGTCTCTTAAACAAGTTATGAAATTTAAGAATAATAATATTTCAGTATTAGATTTTGCTAATTTAGTAATTAAATTTGTAAAAACTTATGTACCTAATGCAGTCATCATTCCAGAGCGTAACTTTAACTCTGCATTTATAGAATATATTCAAAAATCAGAATTTGCTAAAAATCTTTATTATACTTCAACTGAAGATAAAGATTATACTCAAAAGAAAATTAAGAAAACATCTATATTTAAAGCAGGAAAAACAAGTAGTATTGAAACTCGCAAATATGGTTTCCAAACAGATGCTAATACAAGAAAATATATGACTGAAGAAATTCTTTTTATGATTGCTAATCAAAGGCCAGAATTAATTAACAATGATGAACTCTTTGATGAAATAAGAAAACTTATTAGAGAAAAATCTGGTAAGATTAATCATATGAATGGAGAACATGATGACTTAACAATGAGCTACTTAATTGGTTTATATGTTTTAACTAATACTACTAATAGAAATAAATTCTTCAAGAATATTTCGGATACTCCAATTACTGCTGATAAGCCAAAAGAAGTTAATAAACAAGAGCAACAATTTAAAAGAATTGCTAAATATAATGATCAAGAGGTTATGAATAATATTATAAATAGTAATCTAGATAGAGAACTACTTGAAATGCAAAGACTTATAGATGAACAACGAAATAATAAAATTGAAACCGATAGTAGAAAGAGAAACATGAAAAGTATATTTAGCATGAATAGTAACTTATAAACTAATAATTATTAAATTAATTAGAAAGGTGGTTCTTAAAATGAATTATGAAGATATTTATTTAGAAGGCTATTATGATGCACTTTTAGAAGCTGAAAAGACTTCAAGAAAAGAAAGTAATGATGATTATAGTTATTCTCAAAAGAGTAAGAAAGATAATGGTAAATATAGTAAGACAACTAAGGTTTCTATTAATGGCGATTCTGCATTAATGAGAGCTTATGATAGATATGTAACTAGATGTCAGAGCAAAGGAAAGCATCCAATGCCTTTTACTAAGTGGGTTAAGATTAATGCAGGTGTAGCAGCTGTTGGTACAGCTGCTGTTGCAACTGCAGGTGTTGTTGGCGGTAGAAAGCTTTATAAAAATCATAAAGCTAAAAAACAAGCAAATCCAGTAAACGAAGCATATGCTGATGGTTATTATGCAGCTCTCTGTGAAATTGAAGAAATTGAAGAAGTTTAATAAAAAAAAATGCTATAAGACTATATAGTCTTATAGCATTTTATTTAATTACTAGTTTCATATTCTATTTTATTACCATTATTAGTTTTTACTCTAACTTTATGTTTTCTTCCAGTGATACCATGTTTATCAGTTATTTTCTTTGCAGCAACAGCACCTGCAGCAGCAGCAACTGGAACTGATACAGCACCAACTACTTTTACACCTATCTTTTTCATTTCACTTTTCATTTCAGCAGCTTCTTGTTGTTTTGCAGCCCACTCTTCAAATGAAGGAGGTTCTTTACCTTTAAGTTTAGCCTTTTCTTTTACTTTATGATATTTCTCAACAGCTGCTCTAGTGTTTTTAATTTTTGCTTTTTCTTTAGATTTTATTCTAATTTCAATATCTTCACATAAAGCATCATAATATCCACCTAAAGCAATAATATCTTCATCTAATTCAATTATAGCATCTTCCTCATCTAATTGATAGGCTGTATTTTCAACTTCATTTAACCATTCACTAAAAGAAGAAATTGAACCACCATTTTCACGATAGCTAATATAGCCTTTAACTAAGTTATTCATTAAAATTCACCTCTTTTTAAATAATAATAAAGTTGATTAATATACTTATCAATAGTATCCCATTCTACTAAAAATTTACTATTACATAATACATTGTATTTAGCATTTATTGGTCTATCGCTAAATATAAAGAGCCTATCCTCTATATATAATGGAGAATTAAAATATTGAAGAATCTTTTTATAATTGTCTTTAACTTTAGGCATTGGTTTAATATAAATGTCAAATCCTTCTTTACTTCTATAATCAAAATTCTCAACTATACTAAATTTACTTAAAGCATAATTAGAATAACTTGGATTATCACTTTGTATGATAATTTTACCAACATAACCTTTTCTAGGATAACCTTTTTCTAAAGATGTATAATCTAAATTAATAACGCTCATAAGACTTCTATTAAACTTATCAAGATGATATTTCTGTAAATATTCAATAATATCATCTGCATCAAATTTAGATTCATTTGCCTTTAATGAAAAAATTACCATTGTATCATCAGGAATAAGATTAGTGTTTAGCATATATATTAAAATAGTATTTAATATAGCAGGATTCATAAAACCTTTAATACAATAAGACTCATTTTCTCCACCAGTATTTCCTGTAGTTAAATATGTTTTTCTTTCAGTAGTAGGAAACTCATATGTGATATTATCACATTCTTCAGTTTCTATTGCATATTTATTATCAATAGGATTAATAATAATATTTCTTACAAGTTGAATTGGAAGATTCTTTGGTCTAATTGTAATAAGCCTATTTTGAACGTATTCTAAAGTATACTTATTTAGATCAATATAATCTAAAATATTCTTAAATTTTGGAATATCCATATAATATTTATCACGAATATTAGTATACCTGCAATTTTTATTCAAATCATTCAAAATAGTGAAGAACTTATCCTTATTAATAGTAAACATATTCTCACCTCAATTCTAAAAAATTATAAATGATTGTTGACTGTAACAAATGATGAGAATAATAACCTAAACATTTTTTTATAAAATTATAAAGATATTTATTAAAAATGATTACTAGATGAATTTAAGCTAAATTTTGAAGAAAGGAAAGATTGTCTAGTTTAGTAATCAAAGATGTCTTGGCTTAGACATTATATAGTTTATAATCTATATTTTATTTGAAAGACAATCAAAGTGATTAATATGGCTAGTGAAATTACTTTAAAATATCTTCACCCTTCTATAAAGACATATATCACTACTGAGAACTATAAATACGATACTTCTGTAAAAAGAGAAGTTCTTTTTGTAGCAGATGTCTTTGATCATGGTAAAGATAATGTATTGCAGGAAGTAAACACTCTTAGCGAATATTTATTCAAGTATGGCGCACCTAACCTTAAGAAGTTTGGTCAAGCTGGTTATAACATCGAAAGATGGTTAACTAATGGTGGTTCTGCAGTTATTATGAGACTTCTTCCTGAAGATGCTTCATATGCACATGCAGTACTTAATATCCAGTATAAGAACGCTACTAGAGGAAAAACTGTTATTTCAGCTAGTGGTGATGAGACTAAGATTAATGATGTTTATCTTAGACCAGTAGTTGCTTATATTGGAGTAAATAATACTTCTGAAAAGCTTTTAGAGAGCGAATTAGCTGAAGATCGTTCAGGCTATCCTACTACAGACGGTTATATTGATAACTTTATTTTTGCAGTATATCCAGAAGGAAGAGGTGAATATTACAACGATCTTGGTTTTAGAATTCGTTTAAATCCTTCTTATGACGGTGTTCTTACTTCTAGAGTTTATACCTTTGAGGTTGTTAAATATACTTCTGCATCAACTTATGATATTATTGATGGTCCATATTTCGTAACGTTTGACCCAGATGCAATTGATCCTAATAGCCAGAAGTCTATGTTCATTGAGAATGTAGTTAACAGTTATTCTGAGTATATTAAGGTTAAATTTAATACCGAGAATTATATTAAGCTTGCTTCTGTTATTAACGATGAAGTAGATCCTTATATCGTTGATGTTATCAGCGGTCAGTCTAGAATTCTTCCTAACGGTGAAAGAGAAACTTACTTTAGTTCTATTACTGGTGAGGATGAAGATATTCACGTTACTTTAAGAAAGTATTCTTCTACTGGTGTTGAACTTAAGAATAATGGCGAGTATATTCTTAATATCTCTAATAATGATGAAACAACATCTGATATTGTTGATATTGCAGACAATTCTCGTAGAGTTATTTATAATAACCAGAAGTTTGTAACTGATTATATGAGAGGTTTCTATAACTGGTTAATTCAAGATAGAGTTGATAACAATCTTAGAAAAGTTATCTATGGCGAAGCTCAAAATAGTTTTGATCCAATCGGTGGAGGTCTATTACAGCGTAAATTAGATAACCTTATCTTTGCTAACTATAAAGATTCTGATGCTTATCAGTATTCTTATGCACATACTGTATTTGATAGTAAAGCTGTAGGTAAATCTGGTACAACTGTAGCTGCTGCTCCAAACAACGCTTGGTATTTAAGAGCACAAGAAATAATTCAGTCAGGTTTAACTGATGAGAATGGTGAATTTGTTGGTACTGAAACTAACCCAGGTTGGGAAGACGATCCAGATAGTAATGTATATACATCAACTTCACAGATGACTGGTACTATTACTGAGGATGGTTATATTTCTGCAACAAATCAAAATCTTATTAGTTTCTATCATAACTTCATGAAGTATATGCAGTTTGTTGCAAACTATGACGTTTATAATAACTTTGGATTTGTAATTTCTGATGATTATATCAATGCTACAGAATACTTTAATAAGGTTGATCCAACTGCTCCAGTTTGGTCACTATTAAACGCTTCTGGTAGAAATGTTTATAAGAAATTCTATCATTACGCTAATCCTTCTAGTTATTCTGAAGAATTAACTGCAGAAGACTTTATTGGTGATGATGCTTATCCTTCTCTCTTAGGCTATGTATTAACTAATGCAGAATATAAGGCAGATAGAGCTACTTTAATTCCTTATTTACCAGCTGGTAAAACTGGAATAACTGGAAAGTATTTTCCTTCTTCTAGATATTCTTCTTCAACTTCTTCAGATAGTAACAAGAAAGAACTTTATCCAGTTTATATAGATGATTCTTCAAATACTGATTTCTATATTCCAATTGTAGACTTTACAACTTACAATAGTGATGGAATGATTGATAGATTCGGTAATTATGTTAAAGTACATGATGGTAATGGTAATGAAGTTCTTACTCCTATTAAAGGTTTAACTGGTAATATCGGTGTAGTACGTGATACTGATGTTAGCATTGCTATGGTATTAAAGGCATTTAGACAGAATTTAATTGGAGATATGAAGACTCTTATCGGAAATTATACTATTAAAAATTATAGAGTATATAACGTAAATAAGCCTAACCTTGTTGGTGTTAGAATAAGTGGTGCTACTCCAATTTATACTAATAAAAGTACAACTGCCGATACTCATGACATCTTTGAAATGGGTGACCTTTATAGAGTAATTAACAGTATTGTTACTAATGAAGCTTTTGATGGTGATACTGATTTAAATAATTACATCATCTATGTTGGATGTACAACTGCTGTAGAGGATGGTAAGGTAGTAGTTACTAACTTTAATGGTAGCATATCTGATATTAGCTCTCTTACTTATGCTGAAGTTACTAAAAAGGATAATGAATTATTCGAATTAGGATATCGTAAGTTTAGCTTAATTGATGTACTCAAGTTCAATCATGATGCTTATATCACTGAACACATCAATGTATATAATGATAATCCTACTGACGATGGTTTCTATGTTCCAGGAACTGCTAAGCGTGGTTTATTATTAAATATTCCAATCACATCTCTTACTTTAGTTTATGATAAGATCAATGATGTTGATTATAATAGAAATACTGGTGATCTTCTTACTAAATACTATTTCAGTAAGAATGACGTTATTGATGGTACACCAATATTTAATTCTGTTTTCTCAGAAAATCTTAAAAATGGTAAACTTTCACAATCCTTTAATAAGGTATCTTCTTATGCTTCTCTAATTTCTAGAGAATTAGATGGTAAGGGTAAGGATACTATTATTGATGATATTACCAACTGCAAGGCTAAAGACGGTAGAGACTTAGATTATTCTGACTATTCACTAACTACAATCTTCAATCTCTTTGTTGGTGGTTTCGAGTCTATTGTTAATAATATGGGTTCTATCACAGATTATTCTAACTATTCTTCACTTAAGTACTTAATTAAGACAGTTAACAATAATCTTGATTTAAGAACTACTTACTTAACATTACTCAACGTTCATAGAAATAAAGTACTTGATTTAAGCACTAAGCTTGCAAAGCAGAATGCTTCTATCATTTTAGGTGAAGAGACATTAGATACTCTTTATACTGCTATGGACGATATTGTAGTTGAAGCAAATTATTTAATTACTAATATTATTAATACTATTTTAAATAAGCGTTATACTATTTATGATCTTGAGGAATTAGATAAAGTTTCAGATGGTAAGCCTTATGCTTATTATTTCTCTGACAAGCTAATACCTGGATCTAACGATGTAAAGTATAATGATATTAAGTATTTAGCAGACCCACTTGGTGTAAATCTTAATATTAGTAAGTATGGTACAAAGGGAGATAATACATACTACTATGGTATTCTTCCATTACTTGAAAAGATTCTTATTAATATTACAGGTCAAAACCATTTTGGTGAAGAAAGAGATACTATTTATGGCGGTCAGCCATTAGTACAGCTTTATGATGATATCAAGAATGGTTACTTACTTGGTGGCTTAACTCAGGAAAGATATGAAACTATTTATAAGGTTCTCTCTGAGGCATTATCAAATCTTTCTGATATTCACAGCATCATCAATGTATTTGTAAACGAAAAGTATATCTCTGATATTATTAATACTTTAATTGGTACTATCGATATTCAGAATACAGTTATTAAGTATAACGGTTCTAGCTATTCTGTAAACTCTATTTGGGAACTCTATAATTCTGGTGAAGATGAGAATCTTACTCAGACTAAGGTTATTGACCTTATTAATAATGCTTTAGATGTTTCATTTAACACTCAACCTCTTCCAATTAATACAGATGGTGCTAGAGACGTTCCAGCAATTCAGTATCCAACTTTCTGTAAGGAAGATATCGTAAATAGTATTAATATTGCTAATGAAAATAAGGAAATAATTCAGAATAATATTAAGAAGCAGGATAAAGTTCTTGCATCACTTAATACTATTTGCTATGATAACCTTGTTACTGATATTGCTGCTCCATTAAGCTTAATGGAAGGCTCTGATGGTTCATTCACATATGATGATTCTACTGCTGCTGCTCTTAAGGCTCGTCAGCATAGAATTAACGATATTCGTATCAAGGCTTATAAGGGTACTTGGAATGAAGATGTTCTTAATAAGGATCTCTTCGAGTTTGATCATATCCTTGATGCTAACTATGAAGATCCAGTTAAGAATGCTATCATTACTCTTGCAAGAGATGAAAGACAAGACTTCTTCTACTGGGCTGACACAAAGGTTCAGAATACAATTCAGGATGCTCTTGATTGGAAGTCTGGCTTTACAAATCAGACATACTTTATGTCTATAATTTCTCAGTCTCAGGTTTGGTACGATGAATATACTTCTAGAAATATTAATCTTACTTCTACTTACCTTATTGCAGATATGCTCTGCAGACACATTGACAGCTATGGTATTCAGTACCCAATGGCAGGTTCAAGACGTGGTGTAGTTGGCGGATTTATTTCTAATGACTGGCATCCAAACGAAGAACAGAAGGAAAAGCTCTATAAGAATAAGATTAACTATCTTGAAAAGGATATTACTACTATTCGTATAGGTGCTCAAAATACTAACTATCCAACTGGACCTCTTGGACAGATTAACAACATGCTTGTTCTTCTTAGAGTTAAGAGAACAGTTGAAAAGATTGCTAAGACATATCAGTTCGAGTTCAATACTGCCGATACTAGAAGTGCAATGGCTGCTGAGATCAATGTTTACCTCGGTAACTGGATTAATAACGGTGCATGTACTGTTGCTACTGCTACAGTTTATGCTTCTGATTATGATATTATCCAGAAGATTGTTCGTGTAGACGTAACACTTCAGTTCACTGGAGTTATTGAAAGAATCGTAATTAATATCGACTGTCCTGCATCTATCTAACATATAAATAAGGAGTCAAGAATGACTCTTGGCTCCTTATTTTTTCGATTATATTATGAAAGGAGTTAACTACTATGTTGATACCTGGTAAACAAATTAACATTTTCGATATGGATGAGAGCAGAGTTCAGGGCAGCTGGTTTACTGGTAAGATGAACACTCAGAAGCTTGACTTCGATCCACTTGTTACTGGTTATGCTTTTATCATCTGGACTAAGTTACCTTTCTGGGTACAGAAGACTTATACTAACTTTGCAGATATGACACAGAAGAACTTTAAGTCTTTTGACGGTCTTGCAAATATGGAATTACAGACTGCTCAGTACGCTCATACATTTAATGCTAATAACTATGAATATGCTACTTCTATTCAGAAGCAGAATACTAACTTTACTATTAAACATCAGGAATTCTCTGGTAACCCAATCAAGAATATGTATCAGTTCTGGATTACTGGTATTCGTGACCCTGAAACCGATATTGCAGTTTATCCAAGAGCATTCGGTTGTACTTATGGTGCAAAGAATCATACTGGTGAACTTTTATATATCGTTACACGTCCTGACGCAAACAACGTTGAAAGAAACAATATTGAGTTTTCTGCATACTATACTGCAGTAATGCCAACTACTTTACCAATTCAGCATTTTGCATATCAGCAGGGTGATCATAACTCTCCTGAAATTGATATTAACTTCGTTGGTGACCTTCACTTAGGACCAGAAGTTGATAACTATGCTGCTGAAGTTCTTCAAGATCAGCATGTTACTATTGCTAGACCTTATCCTATTCTTACTACTGCCGACTTTGATCCTAGCAACAGAGATTATAAGGATAGCATGGCTACACCTGATGCTACTCTTGATAGTCTTCCTACTGGTGGTTGGAAAGATCTTAATAATGGTCTTCAGATTGAAATTGGTGATGAAAAGATGCGTGCTCCTGCATGGGATGCTACATCTGGTACAAACTCTACTAATTTTAACAACGGCTAAAAATAATTCCCCTAAGACTTTTAAAGTCTTAGGGGGTTTTTTATTAATAGTCGTCTTCTTCTAACATATCTAATTCATCTTTTTTCTTACCTTCAGGGTTAAAATTAATTTGTTTCTCAATACCGTCACCCATAGCTTCTTGATCGACTTCTCTAAATATTTCATCATAAGAATCCCATTCAAGTGATGGTAAGAAATGTTTCTTATAAATCTTCTTCTTAAAGTTAGCTTTCTTAAGTTCATATTCATAACCTAAATTAGCTTGACCTGTTGGGTCATCTGGATAATAGGTTAACGTAATAAAGTCTGCCATTTGTTGAGCATTTTGAACTTGTTCATTCATATTTCCTAATACAAGATAAATTGGAGTAGGGAATCTAAGTTCAAGTTCTTCAATATTAATACTAAGATAAGCATTCTTTTTAGTTTTAGAAACTTTAGTTCTTCTCTTTTTCTTTTCATTCTTATCCTGAATGAATTCATTCTTATAAAGTTCTCTAATAATTTTACTATAAAACTCACCGAATTCTTCTTGGTCATTAATAATTGCTCTTACGAATGGGTTATTGGTCATTGTAAGTGACCTAGCAAAATCAATTTCTGCAGTAGAGTCTATATAATTATAAGGTACATTCATACCTGTAATAATTGATTTAAGAAGCATTTGAGTGAATTCATTTTCCATTTCTACATCCATACCTGGAACTGTATCGCTAGTATATTCTATTTGAATCGCTACTTCAAATACGTCTTTATAAAAAGACTGCTTAAGCATTACACTTAAGGTTAGACTATATCTTCACCATATCTATAAGAATATAGACTTAGGTGTTTCGCACTGGGTTATGCTTATAACCACTTAGTCGTTGAACTCTAAAACTTTATTAGATAATATTTCTTTAATATTTTTTTCTTCATAATAAGGTATTCTAATTAAAAAAATATTATTCTCTTTGCTATATTTATCTTTTCGTTTATCTCGTTTAATTTGATTATTTAATTCAATTTCATCATTTCCAAATTTTATTTTATAATGTTGTGATCCATCAAATTCAATAGCAATATTTTTATTTGGAATAAATATATCATATTTAAGAAGCCTTTCATTTTTATTTCTTACTTCATTAATTAAAGGATATTCTGTTTCAAAAGAAATATTATTTTCATTTAAAAATTCTTTTATTATTTTTATACCTCTAGATTCTTTATTAAGAAGATTACATTTAGGACATCTATTACCAGATGAAATAAAATCTACTGGTTTAACTTTATATGTATAATTATTACATAAAGTGCAATTATGTCTAACTAATATTTTTTCATTATTTTTAGTATAATCTTCTAAAAAAGTATATTCATTTCCAACTAATTGTTGTATTTCTTCATTAAATTGAATTTGGGTTTTTCTAATTTTTTGTGGAAAACATTTAGGACATTTTGTTCCTTTTTCTTTTATAAAATAATTAGGTACAACCATCCATTCATTACCACAAATATTATGCTTCATTTTTATAGGAGTTTTATTATTGATATATGTATCACTTAAAACTGTATATTCATCATTATATTTTTCTTTAACTTTTTCTTTAAAAGAAGTTATATTATACTTTTTAGTTTTACTACAATAAGGACATCGTCTTCCTTGTTTAAATGAATGAATATTTACAGAATAAACATTATTACATTTTTTATGAAGCATTAATAATTTCTTTTCAACATTACATTCAGTAATATTTTCTTCTAATAATTTGTATTCATTTTTAGTTATTTGTTTTACATATTTAGCAAAGTCTTTAACATTCATTAAATACGCCTCCTTGAAATTGTTATTTAATGATATGTTTAAAGAAAATAAACCTTTAAAGCTGCTGATTTTCCATTATAATGAATACTTAGCACTCAAATAGAGCTTTTATTGCAGCATATATTCATCTTAACTATTTTTTCTGTCTTTCGACTGCATTCACGCTCAGAATTACTTCTCACGTTGTAGCTAGTTAAGCTTTAGGAAGTTCCAGCAATTCACGAAATTTTACTCTCAATATTTCTATTGAAAGGAGACCGATACTTGATCTCAACACTTCTTTGTCCATCTACAGTAGGAATATAGTAATCTTCAAATGCACCAACACTATTTAAAATAGTAGTAATATTTTTAAGATATCCAGAAGTTAATTCTTTAGATTTAATATCACGAATAAAACCCTGGATTGCTCCTTCCATATCATCATCAAGACCTGTTTCAACATAGAAGGCACGCTTATCTCTACCTCTTATAACTTTCTGCATTAAGTTAGTTAAAAGATGACTTAAATAAATCTTACAGAAGAATACACTCTTACTAATTTTACTAACACCATATAGATCAGTACTTCCAAGCTTAAGATGATGAATATATTGAGGTTCAATAAATGTCATCTTAACTTCTTTCTTAGTAATATATTCTTCATGTACTAATGTATAAATAAGATCTTTAAACTCTTGATTTCTCATTAAGAAATCTTTATTAACTTTCTTTGAAATACCCTTAACAAAGATTTGAGAAATTAAAGCATATTTAGATTTAATCTGTGTCTGGTCTCTATTAAGATAATCATAACGAGAATTAAATACATCATTAGAACCATAACCAAGACTATCAGACGTATTAATAGATGAACCAGTATTACCAGATCTTAATGAGTTAGGGTTAGAATTTCTTTGTCCTTGTCTATCATGCTGGAGGTTAATATTATTCTTTTCAATATAAATATATCCAAGAATTTGTCCATCTAATTCAAGAACTACTATATTCTCAGGAGGTAATTTCTTAAATATACTTCCTGTAAGTTGAATGTCCTTTAAATCTTTAGACTTTTCAGCTTCTTTTTTCTTTTCAGAAAGAATATCTGTAGGGTCTTTATAAAATTTAATATTATTATTAATAGAGTCAATAATATCCTTTTTAGCTTGTTCTATAGTCTGTTTCTTTTCTTTAGCTCTATTTGATTCTTCATTTAATGCAAATTCTCCTTCAAATAAAGCCTTAAAATTTGAATCATCATCAAAATCCATAGATTCTTCAGTTATAGATACACCATATTTATCTTCTTCATAATCAAATGATTCAGTAACACCATCTTCTTTAAAGATTTTAGTGAATCCGACATTATATGGCATTAACAAATAAAAAAGATCTCCTAATTGACAACCTTCACGAATATCAGTTCTTATGATTTTCTTTAAATCATAATTTTTTTCTAGTATTTCTAGATTATTTAAAACATATTTAGTTTCAGAATCTTCATTTGAAGAAATATTAGTATCATCATAATAATAGTTTAATGATCTTTTTGTTAAATCATCTGGAGAAAGAATACAATCTCTAAAAAGATCAAGACACTTTGATACTTCTGGAATATAAGCATCAATTAATCTAAAATCTTCATATTTAAAAAATCTGTCTTTTTCTTCTAAAAAAAATTCACCATTAGAATTTTTTAATAATGACTCTAATTTCTTGATTCTTCCATTTTTGCCATTAAATTTAGCCTTTTCTGCTGGATCATTTGATTTATTATCCATTTCAATTCTATTTAAGAATTCCATTGGATTACTTCCAATTATAGGCTTAAATTTATTATTAATCGTTTCTAATCTCTTTTCTAATGCTAGACTCGGATCAAGCTCAGTATTATTAATCTGGTTTACAGTATTTTCATATCCACCAAATAAAGCAGCATTTATAGTTCTATCTTGATCATTTAATAGATCTTTAATTTCTTGCTGTTGCTTAGTAATTTTAGTATTTTTATTATTTGAACCACCTAATCTACTTAAAAATCCTCGTCTAGTTTTAATATCTTTTTCTAGCTGTTCAGCTTGCTTTTTATCTTCATTAGCCATTATATCTCACCGTCCTTTATAAAAAAAAAGGAGGCTAGATATAAGCCTCCTTAAAATTTAGAAATCACATATCATAAAATGATGTTCTATGGTGTCATTGTTTTTAAGAAAAACGACAAGATCTACATCATAATAATTACCACCCATTGCTTCATTAAGATAAATTACAATAGGAGTATATTCAGAAAATCTACCTTTCTTTAATTCCTTAAATTTAAATGAAATACCATTAATAAATTTTTTATTAACAAAGAATTCAAGATATGATTCAATATTTTCAATGTTAATATTATTTTTAAGATAAACTTTCTCATTTTCTACATCTAAAATAAGATGAACTAATTTCTTACTATCAACGTTTGCAATATTGTTAATAATTTCTTCAGGAAATGTAAATTTACACATATAGTCATCACCATCTTGATGTCTTACATTTCCCATGTATTCTTGTTCTTTTTCAAGAATTTTTGAAAAGATTTTTTCATCCTTTTTTATAGAATAAATATTCTTATTATTTGAATAAAATACAATAGATTCAGCTTCTATTTCAATTCTATCAATACTATTTTTAGTTTTAGCATCTTTAAATACTTTAAAAAAGCTACTAGAATCGACAGTTACAATAAATTCTCCTTCAAATGGTTCATCAAAATTATATTTAACAATTTCTGGAATACAATCTTCATCAGTATATAATGCTAAATAATTATTTAGAATATATACTGGAAAGAAATTTGGTTCATCTTTATAAATAGATTTCATTATCTGATTTATATCATAAAGCTTTTTTATGAAATTTTTAACACCTTTTCCTATTAGAGTCATAGATACAAACCTCCCAAACAATTCATTAGGTTAATTATCTTAGCCTAGTTTACTCCTTTATTTATTATTTTATTTTGTTTTGATCCCTAAGACATAAGTCTTAGGGATCTTTTTATTAAAATTAAGACTCTGCAAATAATCTATACATTTCTTCATAATCTGGTAAATTATGGAACTCTTTACAGAAACTTACTACATCTTCTGAAAGATACTTCTCCATAAAGTCTTTAGTAACATCATCTACAATTTCTTCTTTTACTTGCTTTCCATTTCTATTTACTAGTGTATATTCACCAGTATGATTTTTAACAATAACCTTAAATTCAGCAGTAGACGAAGAAATATTACAAGTAATTAGAATACTTGGATACATAGTACTTAAGTCTTCATCAATTACTAAGTCAAAACATTTATTGGAAGGTAATCCATTAATTGAACCAACTAAATCGATTAATTCAGGAGGAGCAACATAAGCACCGCTAATTCCATTTTTATCAAAGAAATGCATACTTGATCTATTATTTGAAATTGTATAACCCATTTCTCTATAGAACACATTTACATAATTTCTAAGACAAACAGTTTTAGTTAAAGCTTTATTTGCTCTAGTTCTAGTGAGTGTTACAATAGTATGAAGAAGATCTACAAAACCTGTATTTTTAATAATTAGTGCTAGAAGCATTGTATCAATACAACCATACTTCCAGAATAATGAGTAATTATCTAAATGTGCAGTCTTAATATTTGTATCTTCTGCACTTAAATCTTCTTTACCCATTTTTGTTTCTTCAAGACCAATTGCATTTAGAGTATAAGAATCCTTTTTACCAAGAGGTCTTGTTAAATTACCATATAATGGAAGCATATCTAACCATACTGTATAACCATAGATATTAAAAATATCAGTTCTTGCAGTAAAATCGTTTTTAGCACCTAATGAATCATCTTTTGCAATATATACTTGCTTAATAGGAAATTCTTTAGGACACATAATTTCAGCAACATCATCATTAACATTTAAAGAATATACTTTACCTGTTTTTGGATTTTTATCACTAACACTTGTACCAAGTAAAATACAAAGTCTATGATGAAGCGTAATAATATCGAACTGTGCCTTCCATGCTAAATTATAATCTGGTTTATCTTTATTAACTAAATCAAAGAAACCTGCAATAAGATTTAATTCATCATTATAAATTTTAGCTTTAATTTTAAAATCTTTAAAATACTGATTATATTTTTCTTTTACTTCTGCAACTTTCTGTTTAGCATATCTCTTTGTAAACTCATCAAAAGTTTCAGTAGGATATTTTAACATGAATACAGTTAATACATTAGTTTTAGTATTATAATAAGTGATAAGGTTGACAGGACAAGGTGCAATATCTTCATCAGGAAATCCTGGATAATCTGAACCATCAACCTCAATATCAAAAGATCCAATTGAAATACCATAATTGTATTTTTCTTGATCATTTTCTTGGCAGAATAGATCAATATAATAATCTGTAATATTAGCATCTGAAGCATGAAATTCATTAAACAAATGCATTTCTCTTAATTTTGATTTGTTCTTTGAATTTGCTTCATAAAACATTTTAGTTGTTACTCTGTTAGTATGCTCATACATTGATCTATAAAGATTACTATATTTACATGTAACCTTTTTTACATCATTTAAAGAAATATATCGATACTCATAACCAGCTGGATTATCTTTAGTCTTAGCATACTGTGCATCGATATCTTTAGTTACATAATAAGAAAAACTTGGATCTTCAATATAAGTAAAACCTTTATGATGATCCTTATCTTTCCATACTAAAATAACTGAATCTTTATCAGCTATTTTAACTCCATTCCAATAATGGAATGTATATAGACAGTTTACAAACATACACTCTTCTGGAAATAATCTTTTATCCATTACAAATTCCTCCTCATAGATTATACAAAAATGTTAGTTAGAATTTTAAAAATTGAATGGAGAACAGATTTTATTCTGTTCTCCATTATTTTTATTATTCTTCGAATCCTTCTTCATCTTCTTCAGTATCTAACTGCATACAATTAAGAAATGCCTTTAGAATCTTAGAATTTTCAGATCTTGTTTCAGAAGGTTCGATATTAAATCTATAAGGATTATCATAGAGCTGAGCTTCAAGAAGCTTCATTCTCATTTCTTCATTATTAGCAAATGCATCCAGATAATGTTTGTTTATAGACATTGCATTCTTATTTGCTGGATTTGCTAAAGCCAAACCAATATTTTCCATTTCCGTTACTTTCATATAAGTTCGCTAAACTTATACAGTTCTCTTATGAACTTCCCTATATTACTATAGGATACAAGACTATATCTTCAAACGTATATGGCTAATACGTATTGCTCCCCATTTCCCTTTAATCTGGAATTATATGATTATTACTCAATACCAGAACCTCAATAGCTTAGGCGGTACTCTACTCCCTTCTTCAGTTCTTCTTAGAACTTATGGTTTCGATAGTCGTTGAGCTTTCAATTAACTTTGTCTAAATTTAACTCTTCAATTAAAATATTTTCCATATTTTTTAAATCATTTTTATTGTAGTAAGGAATACGAATTAGTTTAATATTATTTTCTTTACAAAAAGTATTTTTTATATTATCATTATTTATTTGATCTTGTAAATGGTCTTTTTCTTTCTTAGAATCATTCCAAGATTTTTTATGAAAAGCACCATCTACTTCAATATAAATAATTTGGTTATTTAATATAACTTTAAAATCAAATTGTAAAGATCTTTTATTTACACAACCACTATTTCTATTATCACTTTCAAAATTAATTTTATATTTATTTAAAATTCTTTCAACTTCTAATTCTCCTTTAGATCTTTTACATTTTGGACATCTATTTCCATTTTCCTTTAGAAAATCTTTTGGTACCATCAAGAAATCATGATTGCATTTATTATGATGAAATAAAAGTTTTTCTTTATTATTGATATATTCCTTACTAAGAATTTCATATTCATCACCTACTAAATTAAATACATCTTTTTTAATACTGTCTAAAGTTCTTTTTCTAACTCCAGCACAGAAAGGACATCTATTTCCATTTTTAAAATTAGCAGGTCTCATATCAAATTCATTATTACATTTAATATGCTTCATTTTGACTACAGTATTATTATTAATATATTCACCAATTACTAAATATTCTGAATCAGTTTCTTTTACAAATTTTGAATATTTTTCAGTAGTCCATTTAAATTTTGAAGGTTGTCTATTTGCCATAACATCAACTCCTTAATTAATAAAATGTTACGACAAAGTTAATTGCTTAGTTGCTGATCTTCCTTTTCAGGTTGTCCCAGCAGTTAAAGGAGTTTTACATCGGCAATCTTTCACCGATCTTAATTGCATTTGTAGAATAATCGGCTTTATACTGTTTATACTGAATTGACTTAACAGGGATGTTCTTAATTGATAACTGATCAACACTTCTTGCACTAAATTTAGATTCAGGAATGTGTTTCAAAGTCATCATAAACTTTTCACCAAAAATAACTGTATTTTGAACATCCGATAATTTAGAACGATCTACACCAGTATACTTATAAACTCTAGCGAGATCTTTAATATTTTTAGCTCCATTAAGAGGAGGCTGATGAATCGGAATACCATTTCTGATAAATCCTTCTAGAAGAGCTTCTATCTCTTCTTCATTAAGCGTTTTAAAGAATTTTCTGATATTATCAGATTCTTCTTTATCAATCTGATCAAGATAATCAGTTAAATATTTAATTTGCTTTTTATTAGACCATTCGCCCCAATGTGATTCCATAATATAACGGATATACTTGGAGTTATAATTTAATTCCATTTCAATACACTGTGCTGGATTAAGTCTGTTTCCAACACCTAATGGATTAAGAATCATATCGATCTGGAAATTAACTACAGTATCTTTATCAACTTCACCTAAACCTGCGAAGTTAGTTACCTTTGGCATTTCATCGTCTGGAAGAATACAGGATACTACTCCCTTATCTCCATAACGACCTGCGAACTTACTTCCAATTACAAGAGGATGCTCTTCAAGAATAACAAATTTAAGTTTTAAATGATCAAACAGATTATCAGATACTAAGAATTTATTATTTGGATCAGTTAATTTACAATAGTAATTATAAAGATCTACAAGATCAATACTTACTTTATTCTTTTTATCTGTAATAATTGGTTCCACATACTTAATAAACTTTTTATAGTATTTCTGCTGCTCATTATAATATTTCTTGATCTGTTTATTATATGTTGATTCAAGTACTTCATCTGGATCATTTATATTTGAAATTACCTGAATATCAACTACTTTAGCCTTTCCTCTGTATTTACTGTCTCCCTCAATTAAATTAATAGTATCAGCAAGAGTAATTGGTGCAGTTTTATAATCAATACGTCTTGTGGCACAAAGTAAACCATCATCACAATTCTCACCAATATCAGGGAATCCTTTATAGAAATATTTATTTCCATACATATTTGTGAAAATATCATTTGTGTTTAAGCTTACTTCAACAATTTTTACTTCATAGTGTCCCATTCTTTTAGCAGTACTTTCGCTAATTACAATTGCATCTTCATTAGTTAGTCCACCATAAGTTAGATATACTACATTAAGGTTTCTTCCATGAGTAAGATTCATTTCTTCATCTCTATTATTATCTTTATAAAGAACTGTATCTTCTTCAAGAACATCACCTTTTTCAAGGCTGTCAATAACAGCATTATCATGCTTATATCCATACTTTTCAGTAAGATGAGTACATTCTACTCTCTGGACAACATGATACTCTCCTGGAAGAAACTTTGGTTTAATTCCTTTCTTAAAATCGGCATTTTCTTCAGGACTATTCTTAATCTTCTTAAGAATTAAGTCATAGTTATATTCATTTTTAACAATCTTAGAAAGAACCTTCCAAGTTCCTTTAAGTTCACAATAACCTGAAGAATACTTACCCCATTCATTCTCATAACCAGTGAATATAAGAGGTGCTTGTGGTTCAAGCACCTGTAATCTCTGTTCAAGATGCGATGTATCCATCTGAGCTCGATTAGCATCTGTTGATGCTAATCCTGGAATCATACAAGTAGGACCTAAGAAGGAATGACCTTCAGTAAAGTTCTTTGCTATATTTTCGACAAGTTTTATCGGGTGTTTATTCATTATTTTAATCCTCCTATGACTAATTGCCTTTTATGGCATATTAATAATATATACTTATTCATAATTCTTAAAAAATCCATCAAGAACTGTTTCAATATCATCTTTAAATGAAATACGAAGTAATTCAATATTTGAATGATTATTACAGTAGTCTGTTTTAATTTTGTCTCTCTTTTTTCGTATAATTAAATCCTCATCTTTATCATACCAACATTTTTTAAAATGTTGTTCTCCATCATATTCTATTAAAATAAAAGTTCCATCTTCACATTCTAATTTAAAATCAAAAGGTAATTTTCTTTTATATTTACAATCGTCAAAAGTAAATTGTTTTATAAATTCAAAATTATGTTCATTTAACCATTTTTCAATAATTTCTTCACCTTTTGATCTTTTAAGGCATTTAGGGCATCGTTGATTTTTATGTATAAAATTATTAGGTGTTACTTTATAAATATTTCCACAAGTAGTATGCATTATTTCAATAGGTGTATCAATATTAATATATTCGCCCTTTACAATATATTCATTATTAGTTAATGATTTTACTTCTTTTTTAAAATCTTCAGTTGTTCGTTTAATATTTTTTGCACATTTAGGACAACCATATCCTTGAAGTATATTTGTTGGAGTCGTATTATAAATATAACCACATTTATGCTTTACTTTTATTTTAGTTTCATTATTAATATATTTTCCTAAAACTTCATAATCATTATCATATATTTTTTTAATATCTTCGATAAATTGATTCTGTGTTTTAGTTTTATTTATTGGATGAAAACAAAAAGGACATCTATCTTTATTATTTAAAAAATTATGAGCTACAATATTATACATATTACCGCAAATATTATGTCTTAATATTATAATATCTTTTGAAGAATTACACTCACTTAATAAAGTATATTCATCATTATACATATCATTTATTTTTTTAATTACTTTTTCTGTAGTTAAAAGAGAATTATATTCTCTACAAAATGGACATCTTTGATTTCTATATATAAAATGCATAGATGTACATTCAAATGTATTATTACATTTTGTATGTTTAAATATTAATTTTTGTTTATTATTTACATAATTGTTACTTATTAAAATATATTCATTATTTGTAATATTTTTTATTTCTTCTTTTAAATCATCTATATTTTTAGGCATAATACCTACTCCTAATAAAAAATAAAGTGGATCTTTGCTCCACTTTATTCAAATAAATAATATTTATTAATTAGAAAATGTCAGTATATTCTTCATCATCATCTTCAAATGCATATTCCATTTCATCATAATCGACATTATCTGTAACATCTTCATCAATTTCAAGGTCATAACCTTCACCATCAAAACCAGATGAAATAATATTAGGCTCGTCTGTGAAATGCCAAGTATCATTAACTTTAGCTCCAATAGTTAAAGCTCTAGTTGTACCTGGATCATTATTTGAAGTATAGATGAGATCAACCTGACCAATCATAGAAGGATCAAGAGTCTTACCTTTAATCTCTCCTCTAGCGTTTGAAATACTCTGATTTCCTGCGATAGTTAGTTTCATCTTATTAAGAATATCAATACTATCTACATTATTCATATAACGTAAATTATCACTATTCTTACTTTTCATTTTCTTAACAAGAAAATCTGGCTGAATATTGCTAAACAAACTTTCTAGAGTTTTAAGAGTAATATTTTTACCATTTAGAACTCTTAATACTCCTTCTGTCCATGTCTCAAGAAGTGGGAAAATAAAACACTCATTAAGACGCAGTCTCTTATTTGCTAAATCATCATTATTCTGAAGTAGCAGATTATTATAATTAATTAGAAACCATCTTAATAATGTATAAATATTTTCTTTATCTGTGTCTGGAATACGAATAACTCTCTTAGTTGTATTATCTAAGAGTCTTTCGAATGATGCCTTTACTGAACGACCCTTATTATCATAATTGGTCTGATTCTTAGTAAAGTAACTACCAAGTTTTCTTACCCAATAATTAAGGTCGTCAACCTTATCCATAGATACTTTATCTTTCTTCTGGAATGCATTCACAAAAGTAAATGTCATCATTTTATTTTGTGGATTTTCATCTACATAAGTTTTTGGAACTAAAAGATAGATCATAGTACCTAATTTAAATAGATAATCACTATCTCCTTTATAATTCTCTGCTCTTTTCTTATCAATAATTTTAAATGTATCTTGAAGTGCAAAGAACTTTAAAGTTTCAGTAATACCAAAATTCGCAAAGAAGTAAATAAAGATTGGAATCTTAGTATTAAAGATTTTACTATAAGCGAAATATCCTTCAATCTCTTCAACTGAATTATCTGGCTTCATAGTAATATTTTTATGATTTACTACAATCGGCTGAAGACTCGTTCTCATAGTGATACTCTGATTTGTCTTATAAGTCTCAGCATCAATAATCTGAAAGATTGGAAAGAATCTAACATTATCGATAAGATAATAACAACCATCGATAAGCTTTGGGAAATAAAGTTTCTTTTTAATATTCTTTTTATCTCCAGATTTTGGATCAGTTAATTCAAATTCAATATCAATTTCAATTAATCTTGATCTTTCATAAGCAATATCTGTAATATCACTTGATGGTTTGTAAAGAGATCTTTCATCTTTCTTCTTAGCTCCAATGAACTTAATTCCTGGAATAGTTTCAAGAGATTTACATGCATCAATAATATGCTGGAGAATATCATCGTTATCTTTTAAATAAAAGATATCTCTGTTAAATTTCTCTGGATTAGCATCATGTAAACTCTTAAGCATCTTATTCCATACTTTGTTATATAACTCTGCCATTGTTATAATACTCCTTATCCTCTAGATTTGTATCCCAAATTACTTTGGTTATACCTATTAATAATATATATTTTATTTTAAAAATTTAAATTTTAATTATTAAACAATAATATATTATACCGTTGCGTTTAAAAATTCGTTTATCAACCTGTCGAATTTAAATTTAAATCCAAATTTTAAGTACTAACATAATGGTATAAGAAAATTTTTGACTGAAAAGTCTGAATTTTTATTTTACATTTTAAATTTTATTATAAAGGAGTAATTTATCATGGCTACTAAGAAGATTATTAAGAAGACTGCATCCGCAGCACCAAAGGCAGCAACTAAGGCAACTGTTAAGGCAGTTGACAAGGCTAACATCACTAATGTAGAGGATTTCTACGGTCTTGTTAGAGATCAGTATAATGCAACTAATGAGAAGAAGATCACTAAGGATGAGGTTAACAAGGTTATGACTGCATTCTCAGAGGCTTTCGGTAAGTTTGCAACTAATTCTGATGCTGATAAGACTACTTGCATTCTTCCTGGAATTGGTCGTTTCTCTGTTTTCGTTCAGAAGGAGAGAGATGGTGTAAATCCTAAGACTGGTGAGAAGATTAAGATTGCTGCTAAGAAGAGAGTTTCTTTCAAGACTTTCCCAAGATTTTCTGATGTTATTAATGGTAAGTAATTAATAACTATTGACCCTTAAGGAGAAATCCTTAAGGGTCATTTTTTCTTTAACCAAACAATCACTTATTAAAAATAATAAAATTTTATAGAAAGGAATGATTAATGTGCCTGTTAAAAGATATCCCTATAATGATAAAACACAATTAACAAAAATTTTTAACATTTCTGAATTCAAATGTAAATGTGGAAGACACCACAACATTTTGAATTCTACCGAGGAAGTTAGTATGCTACAGAAAATAACTGACTTGGTTGGAGCGGATTACGTAACAATTTCTTCAGGTTATCGTTGTGCTGCACACGATAGATCTGTAGGTGGTTCTGGTTCTGGACCTCACACTGGTGGCTTCGCAGCAGACTGTAGGTTTGTAAAGAATGGTAAAGCAATTAGCACAAAACTTCTTTCTTGTGTTGCACAAGATTTAGGTTTTATGGGTATTGCTAATATCACTTCTAATTACGAATGGATCCATTTAGACATGAAAGGTAGAGTCTATAAAGGAAATGAAATTGTAAGTTATAATACAGTCACTAATGATTTTTATAGATATTACGGAATTACTAAAGAGCAAGTGTTAGAATTAACTAAAGGTAAAGATACTGGTAATAATAATACTTCTTCAACTTCTAATACAACTAAAATTAATAATAAAGATAAATCTACTAAGAAAGTTGTATGGTCCAATAAATTTGATGGTAAGATTAGAGAAGTTCAAAGAATCTTTAATCAAAAAGGTTATCAATTAGTTGAAGACGGATATGCTGGTCCAAATACTTATGCTGTAGCAAAGAAATTTACTATTAATAAGTATGATAACGGACCTTTAGTAAGATGGGTTCAAGAAAGACTTAACTCAATGGGTTATAACTGTGGTATTGCAGATGGTAGCTGTGGTGCAAACACTATGGCTGGAATTAATGCTTTCCAAAAAGCTTATGGTTTAGGTCAAGGCTATTTAGGTGGAACTGATTGGGTTTACCTTTTTGGTGGAACTATTAACTAAAAAAAAAAATCCCTTAAGACGTTATGTCTTAAGGGATTTATATTTACCACATCCGCCAGCCATCAGGATATCTGAGCTTATCATAAGTACATTTAGTCATATGACTAATATCTTCATCAAACATAAAATGATTGAGCTTTCTTCTAAGTCTTCTTTCAGAAGTATACTCACTCTTTTTATATCCTTTACTTTTTCTTACAGTATGAACTCTTCCATCACACCCAATAAACTTAGTATTGAGATAGCAATAGAAGTTATACTGATCGGGATAGCTAGTATTCTTAACAACAATGTCAGTTTTCTTATCAAAAGAGTTCTTGTATCTTTTCTGCTTCTTTCTCTTCTTGAGATTATTCTTGTAACCATCTCTAAATCTCATCATTTTCATAAAAACTTCTCCTTAATAATTCTTCCAAACACTGTTGGAAATCTGGCTGATATTCATTTCATCATCCTTCATATAAAACATATTAAGACGTCTACGTCTTCCACTCTTATATTCAGGCTCAGATGACTTATAACGATAGACTCTGATAAGTCTATCGTTATTCTTATCACGGTTAATCATATAACCGTTTCTATAAGGAAAGTCATCATTAAGCTGTCGATAGTTTACCATTGCCTTTTTATTAGTCTTAAACTTAGACTGCTTCTTTCTACGCTTAAGATGCTTCATAGCATCACTCTTAAAACGTAAAGAGTAATTGAATGAGTCTGCATGATAAACAACTTTTTTCATTTTAATACCTTCGATTAATTAAAATCATTTTAATAATATATATTTTAAATCAACATTGCAATCTTAGTTATATTATTAAAGGTTATTTTATATTGTTTATGAATATCGATTCCTTTTTCAATTTTACGTTTATAAAAATAAGAACAAAATGCTTCAGTTAATATATAAAGAGCATGTTGAGTATTAATAGTTTCTTTATAATATATTCTAATATATTTATTAGCGATCTCATGAAAATTAGATTTAAGCATAATTTTATAAAATAGTAATAATATTGGTTTAATAACAGAATCTGTATAAAAGTTACTATCAAAAATTATTGCTCGATAATAAGGATCATCATAATAATGAGGATATTGTTTTAGTAAGCTTTTATTATTTTTAATAAGTAATCTAATTATAATTTCTTGTGTATCTACAGCGCTAAAGATTGTAGGGAATGCTTTACATAAACAATCTGTAAAAACTCTTATATAATCTCTTGCTATAGAAATATTCTCTTTAATAGATTCATTCAAACTAAATTTTCTAAGATTATTATTACAAAATTTATAAACATCAGGTGAACTGAAAGTACTATAAACTTTCTCATATGAAAGAGGAATTACAAAACATTGATTACCAATAAGATACTGATTATATTTAGTTGAAGCCATTTTTTCTAATGTTCCATAACCAAGAAATAGTCTAGCTAAATCCCAAGAATAATTTGATTGTGGTTTATAAGCTACAAATATAGAGTCCATTTCTTTAATTATATCTTTTAAAGGACTATTTTCTATTTGTTTTATAACAAGTCCTGGGATTTTATTATTTCTTTTATTTATTTCAAATAAGTTACATTGATGTATGATATCACTAGTTTCTTTATCAAAATATTCATTCATATTAAAATTACAGATATTTGGATATTTTTCTAGTTTATCATTAAAAGGTGTATTATCTTGAAGAAATTTTAATGTTTCTTCTGGATCTATTTTAAATGGAATTAATTCCATTTCTTTATTAATAAAATAATGGTTTTTATCTTTATCCATAACTATAATAAAATATGGCATATACCATACTTCACCGATGATGTTTGTAGAGTCTACATTAATATCAATCAAAGAAAGGTTACATTTATAAAAATTAGGAATTTCATCTTTAAAACTTTCAGCAATTTCTATTACAGCTTTATAATTTGTTTCAGTTTTATAATTTGTTTCAGTCCAAAGAAGATCTTCCATATCTTCATCTTTTTCTTCTTCTGATATAAGATTTAATTTTTGTCTATAAAAATAAGAAAAATCAATATCGGAGAGTTCTGCCAAAAACTCTCCGCTTTTAGGAATTACATATTTTCCGTCTAGTACAAATAATCTCTTAAATGACATAATTCAACCTCCTTTAAATGTTGATAGCAAATTTAAGGAATAGTTTATCTGATAATTTAAATTTATTACGAATATCATCAATCGTAAGTTTATCATCATTTATAAGTTCAAATACATGATGTCTACATTCTCTAACAACCATGTTTTTAAATTTTCTTATTCCAATTTGATAGTTATAACAAACTTCTTCAATGGATTTATTTTTAAAAATAACTTCATCGATCATATTATTTCCTGCAAATTGTAATACATGTAAAAATACTGGCTTTCTGAAATCAGCCTTTATAGGATTTGCATTACTTAAATGAACATAATGGAGTAATTCATTATATGCATCAATTGCATAATTACTCATATAGTCTATAAGTTTACGATAAACTTTTATTGCATATTTTTTATTTGATTTAGTTATATCAATATTTTCATTGAATACATAATCTGTCAAAATATTAAAGCATTTTTTAAGATATCCTTTTTCAGAATATCTACGAGTATTTGATTTAATATCGTAATTTTTATAGTTATAACAATAAACATTTTTACCGAATTCAGAAATATCTTCTTTTGATTCATCTCTAAAAATTCCTTCATAAGAAATATATTCCATATGATTTATTCTAAAATCTGGTCTAAAAGATATAAATATATCTAAAAGATTATTGATATCAGTAATTATTGCTTTAATATTTTCTTTTTTGAGAAAAGTCCTATTATTTGTATTAAGAATTCTAAGAATATTTTTATTATATTTTTTATAATATTGTAAATCAATAAAATTCATATAAGCCCGACCAGAAGCAAAACCATATGGACTACCACTAAATAATAAATTTAATGAATAGGTTCGTACATTATATTTAGTATCAGGATCTCTAAATCCATCAACGGTACAATTATATCCTGGTTTATAAGAAACTCTTTTCCATCTAAAATATACGCTATAATTCATATTTTATCTCCTTATTTAAAAAATAAAAAAATATGGGAATGGAATAAATCCATTCCCATATATAAATTATTATTCGAGTTCTAAAAGCTTATCATATGCTTTAGTCATACAAGTCTTAAGTGAAGAAAGAGTGATCTGTGCAAATGCACCACTACCTTCGCTGATCTTTCCATTCTTAATATCTTCTCTGATTTTGATACCTCTTAACTCTTCTGGAATAAAAATACTTAAGACCATTGTCTTGCTATTTTTCTTATAAGCAAGAGGGAACTTCTTTTCCAATTCATCAGTAGACTTAAAAGAAATATCTGTTTTAAAAATTTCTTGGAAATATGATATATAAATATATACATCATAATAAACATCAAAATTTCTACCAGTTGTTCTGACACGACGAGCTTTGAGACCTATTCCATAGTTACCAGTTCGATTTCTCCAAGAAATATTATCATTCGGATTTGGAATATAACTCTTTCTAAGTAGATGATTAGTATAATCTCTAGGAGTCTTTTTCATAGTACTCTTTCTCTCTTTGGTTATATTTCTTTTTGTTTTACCATTATAACCGCCTTTAGGAGTATCTGAAGTAGTTATCGATGTTTCTTCATTATTATCGGACTTTTCTGCTTCATTTAAAAAATCTTCAAATTCAAGATTTGAAGATTTCTTCTTTTCATTGTCATCTTCTTTAATGTCATCAAATAAAGTTGTCTGAATAGATCCGTCATCATAAACTTCTGGAGCCTTCTCAGACACCTTCTTAACTTTCTTCTTAATTTGAGTCTGCAGAACTACTGGTGTCTTATCTTCTTCATTTTCCTTTTTAACTGTTAAAGGTTTAATTGTTGGAATCTTATTTGCATGAACATCAATTAAACAATTAAAGAAGTTAGTATCAAATTCTGCAATAAGAATAAAGATATCATCTTCCTTAAATTCATAAATAAGCTTATCATCTAGCTTAATATAATGAGTAACTAAAGATGTAGTATTTTGAAAGTCCATTAACCAGAAAGAACCAAGCTGATCTTTCTTAGTGATTTTAATTAGATTAAGATGTCTACCAGAAATCGGTAGAGATACTTGTAGACTTTTTGAATTATTCAGCTGAGAAAAGCTAATTACATTGCAAGTAGAAAAAGCTCTACCAAGTTTAATATTAGGTATATTTTATTCCTCCATTTTTCTTTCATAAATCTCTGCAATATGATCATCCGAATCTGATGCTACTTTCAAAAGCGGATAAACACATGCAAAACCAACAACCTGTAAAAGTATCATTGTAATTAAAGCTCTGAGCATATTATTCACCTCCATATTAAATAAAAAGCTTTAAGCTTTACATAAAAATAATATATATTTATATTTTATAATGAATTCTTTAATAGTTCTTTAAATAGTGCGTTTTAAATTTTTATTAAATATTTTTATTTAAATTTAATAAATAATAATAAATTATTAAAAAGGGGTATTCTTAAGGAATATTCAAGTAATAATATTTAAAAAAATAATTAACTTAATTTTATA